AATCAAATAAAGGATTTGAAGAAACGCAATAGACGGTTAATAATTTCCAACACAATGCTCACAGTTGGTATCACAGCGGTAGCTTTTTCTACTATATATTTTACAATACTATAGATATGGATTTTCAGCCGAGAGATTTAGTAACAATTATAGGTGGTGCTGTATCGCTTACCGGGTTATACTACGCTTTAAAGAGGGATGTTGTGAAGGTTAGCGCATCACTTAAGACTGTTGAATCATACCATAAACGAGAGGTCACTATGCTTGCTGAATCTATAAAGGATACTAAAGACGAATTCAATACTAAGTTGAATGCTATGAAAGAGGAACAGAATAAGGCAATCGATAAGCTTGAAGGCAAGATTGATACTATAGCGCAGCAGAACATTCAGATAAGTAATAACCTTGCGGAATTGACAGGATACTTGCGAGGTAAATAAAACATACTATGCATACAATAGACCGCGACAAATTACATCGTGAATTGCACGATGGAAATGGCCCTATTATCCCAAGAGTTCGCGAACTAATAAAGAAGTATGCGCTTGACATTACCGTCAATTCATTAGACAAAAGCTATCGCAGGTGGGTAGATAAGCTTACAGTTGAATCGGTCAAGCCAGCACCACAACTTGCAAAGTTGGATAATCATATAGGTGATTTTACCAATATGATAAATGAGTTAATACCACAGGAAGCAAATCCGCTTGACCTGCCACCATCACAGGAATCAAACTATAAGCCGTTTAAGTTACCCGTGAATCATAACAACATCTTGTTGCTATCGGATATTCACGTGCCGTACCATAACATACAGGCGTTAACGCTTGCACTAAAGTACGGTTTGGAGAATGAGGTTAACACTATCTTGCTTAATGGTGATATCATAGACTTCTATGCCATTAGCCGCTTTGAAAAAGACCCTAGAAAAAGAAACTTTGGGCATGAAGTGCTAATGACCAGGCAATTCTTGCAAACGCTACGCAAGCTTTTCCCGAATGCTGCCATCTATTACAAGTGTGGGAATCACGATGTGCGTTATGATCACTACATCATGCGTAATGCGCCTGATTTATTAGGCATAGATGAGTTCAATTTTGAGAGTTTGATGAAGCTTGACGAGTTAAACATTACGTTTATTCCGGATAAGCAGATAATCCATGCAGGTAAGTTGACAATATTACACGGGCATGAACTGGGTGCGTCTGTATTTAGCCCTGTAAACATTGCACGTGGTTTGTTTTTACGTGCTAAGGATAGCGCATTGTGTGGTCATCACCACCAAGCAAGTGAACATACAGAGCCTAACATTAATGGCAAGCTAACAACGTGTTGGAGTGTGGCTTGTTTATGCGAGCTGCATCCTGATTACATGCCCATTAACAAGCACCATCACGGGTTTGCTCACGTGCGTATCATGGACACGGGAGATTTTGAAGTGAACAACTATCGCATTGTTAATGGTAAGATTCGATAAATGAAAAAGCCCCCACCGTTGCAGGGGCTTTTATCAATCAAATAACAAAAACAATGAAAAGTGTTATGAACACAAAACCGTTGTAAATATAGCACAATGAAACGCAAGCCACATCCAAAAGTTGTACATCGCAAGTTAGGCCGTGAACGTGCAGATGGTTTGTACTGCGACAACGTTATTGAGATTGACCCGACGTTACCACCTATGCGCTACCTTATTGTGCTTATCCATGAGTATCTTCATCACATTCAACCTGAGTGGAGTGAGGAGAAGGTAGATGCTGAAGGCGAAGCACTGGGTAGGTTTCTGTGGAAACATGGCTATCGCAAGGTGCAGCAATGATGCGGCCGCTGCTAAGTATTAAAAACCTATTCATCTAGTAGCCCTTGTGTTATATCTATAAACCTATCATGCAGGTCTGCAATCTTATCACTTACTAGTTCATTGTGTTCACCGTACTTGTATTCTCTGCGCATCAAATCGATGATGTCTTTAAGTGCGTCCTTATACCGGGCAGCGTTCATCGTGTAATCGTATGCTACTTGGTCTTCGGGTAGATTAAATGTTACTGTTAGTGTTGCTTTCATTTTGCTTTTTAATTTGGTTATTTAAATCACGTAGTGCTAGGGCTATTAGCCATATTGGGATTGATACTATTAATGCTGCTATCATAATAATTGTTTTAAGGTTCTATCTGTGTGCGGTTAGGTAATCCACTTTCACCATCTTTATACCCGTCGTTATAGGCATTGTAAATGTGGTTCATTTCAATCGTTTGCACCGCGTTCAATAGTGCTTCCATTTCCGCCCATGTCATGCGTATGGCTTGACCTTTAAACTTGCGTTTTAAAGTTAGATGTAGTCTGCGAATGGCTGTTTCTTTTTTCTCTTGTGTCATAAATACTTTGTGTCTTTAGTTATGGTAAATAAGTCTTTGTTTACTGCTTTGATTCGTCTATGCAAGTTATTCTTTACGTACGATGTTTTGGAATTGACAAACATGTTAAGTAGTGCTAGACGTTCTTGTTGTAGATCCTCAAGCGGAAGTAACTTTCTTTTGTACATTGAGTTTAAGTAATTCGTTTTTTACGTGGTGGTAGTAAGCTTTCACGGAGTAAAATTCCCCGGTGCTTTCGAAGTCATTCAAGATGTCATTAGGTGCGTTGCTGATTGCTTCATCTACGCAAAGGATTGCGCAGTTAAGTGCTTTCACATGCACATCAACTAAGTTACCTTCTTGCTTTTCACCCTCGACTAAATCAAAATAGTTCGAGTACAGTTGCCATGCTTTGTCTTTTGCTTTCATTGTTTAGCTTATTGATTAGTTCAATTACTTGTTCTTTGTTGTAATAGTGCTGCATCGAATTGCGCACATGGTCTTTGAGTTGATCAATGGTCATTGCTTTCATTAGTAGTCGCCTTTGAAGTGATTAAAAAAGTATGCGGGAATTTCGTTGTGCTTAAGCTTCATGCTTACTGCCTTACCACCTGTTGCATTGATTTGATTAGCTACATCGTCCATGCTCTTGTTTGTGCCGCCCCAATTGGATTGATTGTAGAACATGTACGTGTTAGTGGTGTATGCAGTTTTTGCATAATCCATCCGGGTAGACGGGTCAAGCAGTACTACCATTGCGTAATCCTGCGAGTAATTACGTAGCACATCCAAACCTCCTGCGCTGAATCCGATTAGTGCAGTTGTCTTCGGGTGTACGTTTGCAATACTGGATAGCTTTGTACCGTATGGTGCTATGTGTATTTCATAGCGTGACCACATCCATTCAGGTATCTGTTTTTCCATCCATGCGGGGGTAGCATAGTGCATGCCCCCCCATATAATTAGTGTGCAAAGTGCGTTCATAGGTTACCTCCCCATTGTTCAGCCATTGCACGAGCAATACCTGGAAATGTTTTACTTCTTATTGTACTACGTTCTTCTTTTGTTTTTGCATTAATTAGCGCATTGTAATACCAACCAGGTTGTCGTTTAATTCTACCTGTTTTTTTGCAAACCCACTCTTTATCAATATCTGTTATTGGTACATGTGTAATTTCATTATTAAATAAATCTTGTTCCTTAAAATGCTGTAGGGGTTTTAAATTTTTTAACCATAAGCATGTAGATTTTTTAAAACCATCACCAAAAAAATAAGGTTGTATGATTTGATCTGGTTTACGGTATTTTTTGCTCATTATGCCTATTGGATTTTCTACAGCTATTTTTTCAATCGGAGCATTTATCATGGCCATAAAAAAATCAATACCTTGTTTTTGTCTACCATCAGCAATTTTTTGTTTGAAATGCATTGCGCCACTTACTGTTAAATGAGTACATGGCGGAAAAAAAATTCCTATATCCCAACCCAAATTCATTACTTCAAAAATATCTTGTTGATAGTGCCATTCAGGATGCCCACCACTACAAGGCAATATATCACAACTAAATGCTTCATGTCCTAATTTTCTAAATTCTTTTGTGACTGCTTGACTTTCTTCACAACCTACTAAAACTTTCATACGTTCAAAGTATTAAGGTATTCACGCCACATTGGTACACGCTCTTGAAGCTTTGCGATTGCTGCTTCATCAAATTCCACAACCTTTTCGTGGATGCGTTCCTGCACTGGTATATCGTAAGTCCATTCGCTCAAGTC